ACGTGAATGTGCCTACCGGACTAAGATGGAAGATTGGGACGTTGAGGACGCACCGACGCGTTTCACTCCTGATCGCCAGGGTTCATTCTCTCCCTTCGGACGCCGCTGATCATGCCGCAAGCTGAAACCGTCACGATCCCCAAGCGTTTCCCGCTCGCGCTCCAGCCGGAGAATCGTAGTGCGGAGACGACGAAGGACGCGAAGCTCATCAACGCCTACATCGAGATAGACGAGGCGACAAAAGAGGTTCAGCTGTACAAGCGTCCGGGCCTCTTGCAGACGGGAGAGACTAAGACGGGAGCAGGGCTAGGCGTGTTCAACTGGCTCGGTGACATCTACTCTATCTTCGGCGCTACGATGTACAAGAATGGTGTGGCCCTTTCCGGTACCCTGGATACGACGGGCGGTGTCTACCGCTTTTCCCAGGCGCGCGGAGCTACGCCGAAAATGCAGTTTGGCAATGGTGTAGCCTCTTACAACTATGACGACGGGGCTGGTATTGTCCAGATTCCCGCCGGCGTAGACAACTTCCCTACGACCTGCGTCAAGGGTTGGGCGTATCTCGATGGTACAACCTACGTGATGGATTCCAACGCCAGCATTCGTGGATGTGCCGCTCTCAACAGTCCGACTGACTGGAGCGACATCACGAATCGGATCACTGCGCAGATCGAGGCAGACGGCGGTGTGTTCCTGGCGCAGCAACTCGTCTACGTAGTCGCTCTAGGGCAATGGTCCACCGAAGTTTTCTACGACGCACTGAACGCAACGGCCAGTCCGCTCGGCCCTGTGCAAGGGGCGAAGATTAACTACGGTTGCGCGAACGGAGACTCCTTGCAGGACATCGACGGGGCGCTCTTCTGGGTAGCAACGAATCGGTCCGCCGCCGCCCAGGTAATGATGGTCGATCAACTGAAGGCGCAGATCGTTTCGACTAAGGCGATCGAGCGGATTCTCGGGGCGGCTGACCTTACCATGATGCACTCGTTCAGCATCAAGTACGGCGGTCACCGCTTCTACGGAATTACGCTGATCACGGATAATCTTACGCTGGTGTACGACGTTGCGCAGCGGATGTGGGCGCAGTGGACCGACGCGAACGGCAACTACTTTCCGGTGGTAAGTTCCAGCTACCTAGCTACGACGGGCAACATTCTCCAGCACGCTACCAACGGCAAGTTGTATCTCTTCGACGCGGCCTATGGGTCGGATGACGGAGACGTTATCCTGATGGACGCCTATACGCCGAACTTCGACGGAGGAACGCGGCGGAAGAAGAATCTTAACATTCTCACTTTCGTCGGCGATCAAACGCCAGGAAGTGTGCTGGACGTTCGCTACAACGACAGCGATTACGCGGAGAACGCCTGGAGTAATTTCCGGCAGGTGGACATGAACCTCGAGCGGCCGATGCTGGAGAACAACGGCAGCTTTATTAAGCGCGCCTACCACATCCGCCATCGCCGCAATACGCCCCTTCGTTTGCAAGGCCTCGAAATGCAAGTGGACCTCGGAACGCTATGAGTGACTTCCAGCCGCCGCCAACGTGGGCGCTGCCCATCCTGGTCAACGAGCAGACCAAGCAGGCGCAGTTCAATCCCATCTGGCTCAAGTGGTTTGTGGACCTTGCGGGAGTCCTCAGTTCCTTCGGCGGAGGCGCGGGAACGGCAGACCACAATATGCTAAGTGGCTTGCAGGGCGGGGCCGCGGACGAGTACTATCATCTGAACGCAGCTGATTACGGGCAGATCGCAAACAAGCCCTTTCCCGTCGGTTCTGTATTCATCTCAGTGGTGTCGACAAATCCTGCAACCTTGCTTGGCTATGGCACTTGGACAGCCTTCGCAACAGGTCGGACGATCGTAGGCCTGGATGGCGGAGATGCTGACTTCAACCCGGTGGAGCATACGGGCGGTGCTAAGTCTGTCACCCTTACTACAACGACGGCTGAGACTGCTGTCATAACGCCGAAGAATGTCGCGGCCTCTCAGACCGTAACCACCCTTCCTCCCTACATCGTAGTCTACATGTGGAAGCGTACAGCATGAACCTCATCCCTTACGACATGCAAGCTGATCCCGAGTACGTGGATCGGGTAGTGGATGCGTTGCTCGCGGAGAGCCCTGAGTTGCAAGGCCAGGCGGACGTGGACCGTGAAATTGTTCGGAAGACCTTGGAACTAAGTCCCGCCATCCGTTGTCTAATCCACGTGGTTGACGGAGAGTTACTCGCCGTAGCGATCCTGGCCGTCGGACCTATTTGGTATGCGCCGCGTAGAACTTGTGCAAGAGACCTGCTGATTTGGGTAGCACCAGCTTGGCGGGGCGGCTCGTTAGGTATTCGCCTGATACGAGCCATCGAAGATTGGGCAAAGGCGAATGAGATTACAGACCTATTCCTCTCCCAAAGCACGGGGATTGAAGTGGAACGCACGGCGGGCTTCTATAGCAAGCTTGGTTACACTGTCTCTGGCTTTATCTCTCACAAAAGGATCTAGTATGTGTACAGGTTTTGAAATTCCTGCGCTGTTTGGAGGCGCGGGCGCGGCGGCTACGGCGGGAACAGCCGCACTAGGAAGTGGCCTGAGTCTTGGCGGCGGCTTAGGCCTTACGCTTGGCGGCGGCAGCTTGGGACTTACGGCCGCTAGTGCAGGAGCTGGCGCGATCGGCGCTGGACTTGGCACGGCTTTGGCTGGCGTTAGTACCCTTGGCGGACTGGCGGCACTGGATGCCGGTGTCGGAGCTATTGCAGATTACGGACTGAGCGGGGGCGGCGGAGGTCTCGGCCTGACTGACGCCGGTGGAACCTTTGGAGGCGGCCTCGGTGCGGGAGTTGGAGAGGGCCTTGGCGGAGCATTTGCAGCGGACTACGGATTGACTTCGGCAGCTGCTTTGGGCTCTCTTGGCGGGGGCACTGCAGGAGCAGCCGCAGCTTCCCCTTCCATCTTCAGCACGGCAATGAAGTACGCCAATCCTGCGATGTCGATCTACTCCGGCATCACCGGCCTGCAGAAGCAGAAGGAGTTGGAACGGATGGCCCGCCTTGCCGCCGCTCAGTCCGATCCGTGGGGCAACTCGGGCGGACGCTCCCTCGCCGACGCTCAGTTGCAGCAGCTCCTGCGCGACCCTTCCGCCGTGGCGGAGAATGACCCAGCGTACAAGCTCCGCATCCAAGGCGCGCAGCGGGCGAATGCGCAGTTCGGACAGGACTCCGGCGCGATGAGCGTGGCGGGGGCGAACGCGTCGACCAACTGGTACAACGAACGCCTCGCGCAACTTGGCGCCTTGGCCGGCAGCGGGGTTAACCCAGGCACCGGCGCACAAATCGGCCTCAACGGGCAGATCGCAGCGAATGAGCAGGCCAGCCAGTCTCTCGGCTCCATAGGCTACGGCATTGGGCAGATGACCGGGCAAGGCGGCCTCACCCCGCAGCAGCAACTGATGCTCCTTCAACAACGTCGATCGGTAGGCTGATATGGCAACCGGACTCTACGGCGCTCCCATCGGCTTCATCGCCGCGGAGCATCAGGCGAATGAGACTGCGCAGACGCAGGTCAACGCGCAGAAGACTCTCGCTGACATCGAGCAGATGCCGGTCCAGACGGACCTCATGCGGGCGCAAGCTGAGCATGCAAGGGCCCTAGCGGGGACGGCGGAAGCTAAGACGCAGGACCTTGCCGCGATGGCGCAGTGGGAAGCCGCCGCTGCAAAGGCCGGCGCTGTCATCCCGGCGACGCAGGGCCGCGAGGCTAACGTTGATGACGTGCAGCAATTTAAGCCAGGCTCGGTCGCGGACCCGCTGCGGAAGCTCTACGACTTCATGGTGCAGGGCGGAGCGCCAACTCGCCTCACCCTGCCGCTCGCGGAAAAAATCGCTACTATCACGGAGAAGGATGCAATCAGTGGCTACCGCGGGGCGCAGCAGAGTCAGATTGAGCAGAAGATGGCCAACGCGAACCTGGAAGATATCGGCATGATGGTCGGGATGGCTATGCAAAGTCCCGAGGCCTACAACCAGATGCGACTGCTGGCGACGCAGGCGGGGAAGAAATTGCCGCCGGACGTAAAGAACTTTATCGACGGACTGCCTCAGGGGTTTGAAGAGGGCAAGGCGGCGCTGAAGCAACTGCAAATCCGCGCCCTCTCGCTGAAGGATCAATTGGCGCTGGAGCAGAAGGAAAGGGAGCTGGAGGCGAAGAAGAAGCTGGATGCCTCCACTATCGCGCGGAATGCTGCGACGGCTAGTGCAGCGGTGGCGCGAACGGGACTGGTGAAAGAGCAGACTACGTGGCTGAAGAAGCTCGGCGGGGATAAGACGGCCGAAGCGCTTTCGGGATCGGAAACGCTGAACGCCGTTCGCTATCAGCAACTAGAAGCTCAACGCATCAAACTTCATCCACTCCTTCCCGTCGATCGCAGCAACATCCGCGCTGGCCGCACGTATACGATGGCAGATCGTTCCGTCGCGCGCCCGCTGTTCGATGCGAGTGGAAAGCTCACGGGGTTTGAAGAAGTTGAACCGCCGTTGCCAACTCGTCCTGCGCCGCGGTCTGCTGATGCGATCCGGAAGGCACTGCGTGCTACCAACGTAGCCGTTCCTGGTGATGAAGAGGATTAAGTATGCCGCGCATTATTTCCCTGGACGAAGCTTACGGAGTGGCGCCGGCAGAAGGAACGCCAGAAGCGGCTACAGCTGCTAAACCTACTGGACGTATCCTCTCACTCGACGAGGCTTACGGCGCAGTAGAGCCTGCTTCCGTCAGCGGGTTTCTGAAAAACCCTCAGTCGTGGAAGGACATGGCAGGCTACGCCGCCGGGGCGAGTGCCCAGCTTTCCGACATGTTCACAGGGCTCGGGAAGAGTCTCCTGGGCGGCGGTGCCTACCTGCTGGAGCGGGCAACGACAAAGGGCGAGGCGGTGAAGCAAGCTCCTGTCGCTGCTTACGACGGACGCCTACCGCCTAAGGGAGCGCCCGACGCGAAGGGACGCTCGGCTGCGAAGGCTCTGGCGACGAAGGAGCAATTCCCCGCAGAACTCGCTGCACCCTGGGCGAAGGTCGCGGAAGCAATGGGACCGGAAGCCCAAGCGGCCTACAACGAAAACGGCATTGGCTGGATCATGGGCAAGGTCAGCGAGCTGATCGAACACGGCGGGAAGAAGGCGCAAGCTTCCTGGGGCGTCCCCGCGAGTGACGTGGTAAATGCTGTGGATATGTTCACGGGGGTGCTAGGGGCGAAGGCACTGAAGCCGCAGGCCCAGGCGATGCTTCGGGCGCGGATGGGGGAACTGACCTCGGACGTGAAGGCCGCGAAGGGGAACCGGCCGCTGACACCGGAGGAGCTGGCGCAGGCACAAGTCGGAGCGTGGGAGAAGGGAGGCGGCTATCCTGGCGAACCGATGGGGCCGGCAAAGCCTACCGGAAAGTCTACACCTGTCGTGCCCGAAGCTACAGCGCCAACTGCCGAGGCTTCGCCCGCGGCCCCTGCAACCCTGAGCGAAACTCTCGATCCTTATAAGATCCCCGCTGTCGTGGCTGGGACTGGAGCCGCCGCCTGGGCAATGCAAAACCAGCTCAGCGATGAACAGCTCGCCGGCCTTGGGATCGCAGGTGCGGCCGCGATGGTGAAGCTGCACGGCGTCCCCGAACCTCGCTTGATCGACATGCTGAAGGAGGGCGGGCCGAGCCGGGAGGCGGCGGCTGCTCAGATCTACCGCGACAACGTGCCGATGCTGACACGGAGCCTGCAGAAGTACGCGAAGCAGGGCGTGGAGATCGAGGACGTAGTGCAGCGGACTATGGAAAAGGGGATGCGGGCGATTGAGAAAGGTCAGTTCTCAGGCGACTCCGCCATTGGGACCTACCTCTACCGCATTGCGGATAACGAGGCGAAGTCGGGCCTGCGCTACGAGAAGGTTCGGCCGCGGACGGAGTCGCTGGATAATACCGAGACTCCTGGCGGCGGGAAGGGCGATGAGTCCCTGCCCTCCCCGCACGAGAACGTAGCGGATACCTCGCTAACCGGCCGGTCGCCCGAGCAGGTTGCGCTGAACAATGCCCTTGGCGAGCGGATGTCGAAGGCGCTGGACAAGCTGCCGGAGAACTTCCGCCGGCCCTTTGAGCTGAGTGAGCTGGAGGGCCTCTCCGACGCGGAGATTGCGGCGCAACTCGGCCAGCCAATCGGGACGGTGAAGTCGCAGATCTCGCGAGCGAAGGAGCAGCTGCGGCAGGCACTTCGGGAGTACGGACCGAAGGGGACGATGGCTGGTGCAGGGGCGGTAGTCTTGGCCAACATGGACCCGAAGGATCGAGAGGCGCTGGGCGTTGGGATGGCTATGGCGTTGGGGGCGATGAAGGACAAGGGAGGGATGTGGCATCCTCATTCCGTTAAGAAGCTTGGTGGACACTTAGGTGAAACGCTAGGAACATTTTCTAAAGGCGATGTTCCAGATTTACAAGCTACACGGATGGTAGAAGGCTACCTTAACAAGCACGCTGGCACGGCGACCGATCCGCTGAAGGACGTTACACTACCTGACGGAACCCGCTGGGAAGACGCGATGGACCAAGTGATTGGCTCGCGGCCAGCTAGCGACTACGGACCAAAGGGCTCGCAAGGTGCTATCAAAGGCTTGCGTAAATTGATGGCGGAAGGCAAGGTGTCTCCGGACGAGCCAATCTATCAGATCGCTTATGAAAACTGGCCCAAGCAATACGGGCATCAAGGCGAGCAAGTTGGCACCGCTGTTATCAAGGTGCAAGACTACCTCGCCCACGTTGGTGACTACATGCATCTGGAAGTGCCTGTGGACAAGTGGGGCCAGTACGACCTCGTCCGCGCGGTGAAGGAGACCAAGGCCTGGGACGATCGGATGGCGAAAGAAGCCGCGAAGGCCGCGGAGCGCGAGGCCAACGCCGCCCTCCAGCGCATGAAGACGATGACGGTTGTGCAGGAGTTTCCAGGCGGGTTGCGGCTGGTGAAGCTGGACAGGCCAGGCGACTTCGCGCACGAGTCGACGGTTATGGGGCACTCGGTGAGAGGGTATGAGCCGCATGGAAAACAGTATCCAGACGGGCACGTGAAGGATGTACCAGAAAACGGCGCCCACCCCGACTGGGTCCCAGAGTCCGAGAAGGGCATGACTGAAGCCCGCTTCTCCTCCGGCCACCCCGAGTATGGTCTCGGCGGCTGGGATGCGATCAAGCGCGGGGATGCGGAGATCCTTTCGCTGCGGGATGCGAAGGGGCAGTCGCACGTGACTATTGAAATCGACGCCCTTGACGGTACGGTACAGCAGATCCGCGGCAAGGGCAATGCCCCTGTGCCTGAGCGCTATCAGCAGGCGATTGCGGACTTCCTGAACTCGCGAGAGTGGAAGCGCGTGGGGGATCTGGACAATGCGGGGATTACAGAGTTGCGGCCTGAGCGAGGTATTACGCAACCCGAAGTTTACCAGTACGGGGGTCCCGACGCCGCGGCGGTAAAGGAAGCTTTGGGCGGTGTTAACTATGCTCCGACTTCCGTAGTCCACGATACCTACGTAAAACTTGGTGCGAAAGAAAATCCGCGTTTTCCCTGGAAACGTAAGCCGCGCGATCAAGGGCGCGACATCTTCGGCGGCAATCAAGCCGGTCGTGCCTCTCCCGAGATGCTCTTCACCCTCGCAGCGACAGCTAGCGGTGCAACCCTAGGCGCCTTCCTTGCAGAGGACCAGCCTCTCATGCCTGCTCTTTACGGCGCGCTCGCGGGAGGCTTTATGGCCACGGCGGCGGGGCGGGGGAGCGTGAAAGAGGCGCTGAAGGCCGGAGCGCGGAAGGCCGACTACGTCGCCGGGCTGACCTCAACGCGCCTGGGTAAGATCGCACCCGAGCTGAAGGCTCGCTACCGCGACCACGAGCGCAGGGTGCTGAAGGCTTTGGACACGACTTATGACCAGACCGCGCCGTTTCTGAGTGCGCTGGCGAAGCAGCCGAAGGCGGTGCAGGACCTAATCGCGCGGGAGCTGTTGAACGGGAAGACGGCGGCTCTGAATGCGATTCCGGAACTGCGCGCGGCCTACCCGAAAGTGCGTGCGACCCTAGCCAACATAGAGGGGCAGCTTCAGGCCCTCGGACGCTTCGGCGAAGGGGTCGGGAACTACTTCCCACGCATTGTCAAGGACTACCCGGCGTTGAAAGCCGCCCTCGACCAGCCGGTGCGGGAGGGGCTCGAGAAGGTCCTGGCCGAGGCTGAAGCCGCGATGATGCGGAAGCGCGGACGGCCCCTGACCGAGGTAGAGCAGAGCGTCGTGACGAACCGCTACCTCTTCGCGGAGGGGCCGAACGCGAGCATGCCCGGCTACGCCCACGGACGGAAGATCAAGGAGGTGACGGAGAAGCTCCAGCCGTTTTACGAGGCGCCAGCGGAATCCCTCCTGCGCTACCTCACTGGATCAATCCGGGACATCGAAGCCGCCCGGTTCTTCGGCAAGGACCTGAAGACGAACGCGAAAGGCGAACGCGTCTTCAACAACATCGACGAGTCGATTGGGGAGCTGGTTTCGCGACTGCAACGGGAGAAGCAACTCTCCCCGCAACAGGTTCAGGACCTTCGCGCCATCCTCAAGTCTCGGTTCGAGGGCGGGGAGAAGTCGATGAGCCCGGGACTAGCGATGGTGCGGGACCTGACCAACGCGAGTCTCCTGGGAAACTTCACCTCCGCCGCGACGCAGATTGGTGACTCGATGCTCAGCATCTACCATTTCGGGCTGGTGCCGACGCTGCAGGGTGTGGTCCAGCGCGTCCGCGGAACTTCCCTCGTCACGCCCAAGGACCTCGGTCTGATCAATCACGTCGCGGAGGAGCTCTCGGGCAAGCGCATTCCCGGCGAGGTCCTTCACCAAACCCTCAAGTGGTCGGGGTTTCAGGCGATCGACCAGTTCGCCAAGGGCATCTCTATCAACGCGGCGCTGGCGAAGGCGAAAGCGCAAGCGCGCACGGCCAAGGGCCAGGTTGCTCTGACCGAACGCTACGGCTATGCCTTCGGGGACGAGATGCCGCAGCTCTTAGACGACCTCCGCGCTGGGCGGAATACGACGCGGACACAGACGCTGGCATTCGAGACACTGAGTGACATCCAACCGGTGTCTAAAGCGGAGATGCCGCAGGCCTACCTCGACCATCCAAATGGGCGGATCTTGTATCAGCTGAAGACCTACATGCTAAAGCAATTCGACGTGGTTCGCCGCGAGGCCTACGATAACATCGCCTCCGGCGACCCGAAGAAGATGATGCGCGGCGTGAAGAACCTCGCGGCTCTCGGAACGGTCTACGCCCTGGCGAACGTGCCCGGGGATGTGATCAAGGACCTGCTGAACGGCCGCGATCCTGATCCCTTCACCACGCCCACACTAGTCGAGAACGTCCTGGCGACTTTCGGGATGAACCGGTATAACCAGGGTCGCCTGAGCGAAGGCAAGATCGTCGAGACCGGTGTTGGCTTCGTCACGCCTCCTCTCCGCGTTCTCGAAGATGTCGCACTGGGCCGGGACAAGTCTTTCGCCTACATCCCCCTGGTCGGCCGCCCGGTGTACGAGCGCTTCCTCGGCGGGAACGAGCGCCGCGAGATTTCGGAGAAGCGCCAAGCGAACAAGGGCAAGCCGCCGGGGGAAACCGAACCGCTGAGCGACGAAGCCAAGGCCTACCTGCTCGAGAAGCGAATGGAACGAGAGCGGAAGAAGCTAGAGGCTGAACAATGATCCGCGCGAATTACCACGGCATAATTGGAGCGAATTATGGGACGCGCTGACTACTACAAGCTAGGCGACTACAACGCGGTCTGCTATGAATGCGGGCGGAAGTTCAAGGCTTCGACTCTTAAGCTCCACTGGCAAGGTTATTATGTTTGCCCGCAGCACTGGGAGCCACGGCAACCCCAGGACTTTGTGCGAGGGCAGGCGGACACGCAGACGCCGCCGTGGGCTCAGCCGGCACCTGCGGACGTATTCACCACCGCTTGCTATCCCAATGATACCACAGCAATTCCCAATTACGCCATTCCTGGCTGCGTAATGCCCGGTTACATCAACCCCCTTTCCGACTTCGCTTAAGGAACTCTCATGCCATTGC